AGAGTTGCCCGGTCGAAGTGATGCTGCGGTAGATCACGTACTTATCAGGTGCGCGATCCGGTGAGTGCTGGTGACGCCACTCGTCTTGCATGGCGACCAGGTAGATGTCGCGGCTGTCATACCAATAGCAACGCTTGCTCTTGCCGAGCTGGTCCAGCGTCGGGTCGTATTCGAAGTCGGTGCCGGCATAAGAAATTTGCCCGACACTGACGTCCTTGGCGCCGGAGAAGCCCTGCATGCTGTAGTTACCGTTGGCGCGCAGCTCAGCTTCCAGAGCAGCAAGCCAGTCGGATCCGCAGAAGCCCGTGTTCGGCTTGGCGCCATACCGTGTGAGTTGCCGGTATTCCTTCTGCAGCAGGGTGATCAGCGCGCCGCCGTTGGCAGCACTGGACGTAATTGGCCCGCCGCCCCAGGCCGACAGCGCCGGCGTGCCAGTGACCGCCGTACCCATGGCCGAGGTATAGGCGCGGTTTCTCCACCACGGCTTCTGCGCCCGGTTGATGCCGGCAACAATGCCGGTGCTCGGATCGTCGGTGATCAACGCCGCCATGCCGGCCAGGGCTTTGGCGTCGGTGGCGCCGTTGGTCCACAGCAGGTTGTTCATGCAGCGGGCATACTGCTCGCTGACATCCTGCAAAGCGTCCTGCAGAAGGCCGACCAGCACGGTGTCGTCACGCCCCGAATGCTCGGAGGTGTCGTCCATGTCGCCGGAATCCTTGACGGTGATGCCGTCGGTCTTCAGCTCACTGTGCGTGAGCATGATCCCGATGTGCATCTCTTTCCACGGAAACACAGCCTGGGTCAGGTTGGCAGGGGTGTAGTAGGTGACCGCGTCGTCGAGCTGGTAGCCCTTGAGCTGGTCGTCGGTACCTGGCGCCGCGGTGTTACCGAAGTCGCCTTTGACCGAGATGATGATATTCCCCTTGCCGCCGGGGAAGGTCTTTTTCTTGGACTCCATTGCCGCCAGCAGCGGCTTCTCCTGGATGGCTTCCTGAAAAGCCGTCCCTTTGTTCATCCAGTAGTCCAACGCCGCCGTGGTTATGTGGGCGAGCAGTGGAGCAGAATATGTAGGCATTTAAGCACCTCTGGAATTAGAGGCGCGGCGCTCCCTCGCGAGCAAATTTGACTGCTTCCAGCAGTGACTTTGGCTCGGGTGCCACACCAGCGGTTCTTCCGGTGCTGCTCGGGACGCGCGATGTGGCCATTCGCTGGGGTTGGGACCAAGCCTTGTACTGCTCGTTGACACGGCGATACGCCTCTTGGGCGAGTTGGATGCCGTTCTCGGGCGACTTAGGTGGACCGTAATCCTGGACGAGTGCCTTCATCGTGGACTGAACAGCGGCTTTTTTCGCCGCATAGCGAGGGTCCGTTCGCACGATTCCCAATTCCCAGTTATTGACGGCAATCGCCACCTTCTCTGCCAAGATCTCCCGCCGCAATTGCTCCTGCTGATCCTGCGACATCTTCTGGTGCTGTTGCAGTGCGGCCTGTTGTCGGACCGCATTGTTCTGCGCCATTGCCTTGTCCATGCGCTCGCGTGAGTACATGGCCGCGGCTTGTGTCGTCATATGCCCCTGCTGCACTGACTGCTGCAGATCAGGGGGCAGCGAGATGCCGAGGTACTCCTCGCAGAGTTTCATGTAGGGCTGCACGCCCGTATGAAACTTCACGAAGTCACCGCGGCGCATCGCCGCCATCAGCTCAAGGCCAAACAGGAAATCGTCCTGTCCGATATCGTTCTTGCGAAGATAATCGGTGACCTTGCGAGCCATATCAGCGTCCGGCTCGAGCGACTTCAGACGCTGCACCTCGGCCGACAGTTTCTGCCGTTGCGAGTTGAGCTTCTTGATGCGCCGTTGCGCGGCTTTGGAAAGCTTGGCTAGTTCGTCAGGTGTCGGCTCTTCCGACAATTCGGGTTCGCGTTCGGACTTCCTTGCGACTTGGGATGGCGAATCCCCCTTGGAGCCGTCGGTGTCCGAATAGTCGTCATCCTGTCGCAGCTCAGGCACTGCGCTCTGGATGGCGTCTAGGAGACTACCGCCGACATCGCCGGCGTCCGTACCTGGCGAAGGTACCTGCTCGATCGACGGTGCTATCTCAGTGGATGGCACCTTGTCGTCATCGGCCATATCAAATTCCCCCGGTGCCGATCGGCACCTTCAAGCGATCATTACGTCAATTCAGGTTGTTTGTCATCAACCTGGCATTGTCGGCATCGTCACCTGCTGCGGCATCGGATGCGGCCGCGCCGGCGGTGCGCCGGCCAGTGTCTGCTGCGCGTCGGGCGCCGACGGCGGCGGCGCTGCCTTGGCGCCGCCATCTGGCGCGTTGACGGCGCCCTGCGGACCCATGGCCGCGCCCGGCGCAGCGCCTGCGCCGGCCGCGGTTGGGCCGGCGCTGCCAGACATAGCACCGTTCATCGCAACGATGCTCGGCAGCGAGGACTTGAATGCCTCGGTCAGATCGAGGCGATCGTCGAGCCGGCGCAGCGTATCCTTGGCCAGGAACTCCGGGTCGATGCCGGGCAGCTGGATGAGCAGCGGCATCAGCCGCTGGGCGTTGGCGATCTCCTGCGCCTGGTTCGGCCGGCCCATCGAGCCGGCCTCGATCTCCAGCAGGATCTCATTGGCGATGTCCTGGGCGACCGGCTCAGCCGGCCACACCGCGCCCTGGCCGACAATCTTCTTCACCCGTTCCTGCGACATCTCCCGCATCAGGATCTGGCCGCCGTTGCGCGCCAGCTGCGTCAGCAGATCGTTGAGGTCGTCGATGTTTGACCCCATCGAAGTCATCCGCGAGCCTTCGGCAATCTGCGCCTGGGTCGCGGTGGTGTTGCTGGTCCCACCGAGGTTGGCTTCCTGGATGCCGGTGGTGCGCAGAATGTCCTCATAGACCGGGTTCACTTCATAGAGATTCGGATCTATCCCTGGACCAGCATAGGGTTGAAGAAGCTGTTTGACGTCCTGCTGCGGCTGCAGCGCGTTGAACTCGATCACCGCATTGGCTTCGCGGTTGGTCAGCTTCTCCATATCCTCTTCGTCCATGGAGCCCGACACCACCGCGGTGAACGGCCGGCCGGCGATGCGCTGCTCTTTCAAGCCCTCGCGGCAGCGATTGTACTCGAGCTGCATGTCGCGCATTAACCTGACATCGCTCGGCGGGAACAGCTCGGTCTCGTCCTCGATGCCGTTGAAGATCAATGCGTACCAGGGATAGAACCGCTCGTTGTAGATCTCCGGCGATGCCGGCTCTTTTAAGAATTCCCGATAACCATCGCAGACCACATAGACCAGGCCATCGTTACGATTGTAAATCTCCCAGACGATCGCGTTCGGCTCGCCGCGGTTCTTGTCTTTGCCTTTGCTGCTCATCCAGTCTTCCATCGCCTTGGATGGGTCAGTGTCGCTGTCTGAGCCGTACTCGGTGCAATGTCCGCGTACGTCAACGCCATAGATCTCTTCGATCTCGCTAACGGATAGGAGATACTCCTCGGCGACCCAGCCGGCCGCGACCCAGTTGCGCAGATCGATGCACTTGATGTCCGGGATGATGCGGGTCGACAACGGGAAGTCGAAGGTAAGCCCTTCGCGCACCACCGCACCCTGCGCCTTGACCAGATCCGCCAGTAGCAGCCGGAGCTGCTCGGCCTCGGAATCGTCGTTGTCGGTGATGCTGTCGGTGGCGTCGGCCGCCAGGCGCTCGAGCGTGGCCAACCGTTCGTTGGCGTCGGCGATGCCCTTTTCCAGGTCGGGCCGCTGCTGCATCACCCGCTCAAACCCAAGCTTCACATAGGCCACGCCGTTGGTGACGGCGCGCCGCACGCTCATCTTCAGCATGGACTTGAACGGATGCGGCTGGTTATCGACCTCGTAGGCGTACAGCAGCTCGAGCGTGCGGGCGAGCTTGTCCATCATGATGTTCTCGGACTTGACCCGAGCCGCATCCATCATGATGTCCATGCCGCTGCCGACCGCCTGCGCGATCATCGGCGAGGCCGGCGGCGCCATGCCACCGGCGGCGGCGCCGGCAGCGGCCTGGCCGAGCTGGTCGCCGAGCCCCTGCGGCTGCTGCATCTCGCCGGGGATCGGGCCGGCGCCCATGCTCGGCATAGTGGCGCCGCCCAGGGCAGCGCCCATCTGGCCGGAGATCTGGTTGACGCCAGGCGACGGCATCGTCGCCGGGTTGGGCGGCATGCCGCCGGCCATCAGCATGCCGATGTCGGGCGGGCTGCCGGTCGCCATCGGCATCATGCCCTGGACCGCGCTGCCGGCCGCGCCGGCGACCTGGCCGGCCATTCCTGGCGGCATGCCGGGCATTCCGCCAGGCGCCATCGGCCCCTGGCCCATGGCGCCGGCGGCTTGCGCCTGCTGCATCATCATGGCGGCAGACTGCATCAGCTGATTGAGGGTGGTCTGGCTCTCGTCCCATGACGTCGCATTTAGCCGCGGACGTTTCTTCGCTACTGCCTTGGGGTTCTTGGCGTAAAGAAATGCCGTCTTTTGCGCCACCAGCCTGAGCGTGAGGTTGGCGACGTAACGCTTGTCTTTGCTGTCCTTGGACCACTGCTTGCCGAAGCAGAATTCCTGGTCCTCGCGCATGCGATCGAAGCTGGGCTTCCAGTACCGCTTGGCCTTCTTCACCTTACTGGTCCAGTCGCGGACCAGGTTGCGGCGGCGGTCTGGCGGATCCGGGTTGGCGCGGGGAATGGAGTTAGGCTGGCCGGTGGTCGGATTGATATCCGGCTCGCTGGATTTCTCATCGAAGCCGGCGAACACACGCATCATGTCGTCTTGGAAGGCGTCTACCATCCTTGCAGGCCCCTCGCCCGTAAGTCGCGACCCTCACGCCGGCGCGTGTTTGCGAACATCTCACGGTAGGTGCCGGTCAACACTTCCGGCTCGATCTTTCTGCCGCGGGTTCGCCCGTGCATCTTCGACAGTCCTAGCCCAATAAGGCTCAAAGTGTCGACTACGTCGTCGTTTGAGCCGTGCGGAAACTTCAGGATCTGGTCCTGCATTTCCGACCATGAACGGATGAAACCCGGGAAGCGCACCATCTTCATGCTGGTGCGGGCCTGGATCGCCTGCGAACGCTGCTGCTTGTCAGCTGCGGGATTGATCGGGTCGATCGCACAGAACGCCTGCTTCTCGGCCATGCGCCGGCGCAGGAAGGGTCCGAGGCTCTTGGTGATGGCGCCGCCCTCGGCCCACCAGAACATCGGCTTGTACTTCTTCATCAGCACGATCATGCACTCGACCGCCTGATGCGAATCCAGCCGGTCCCAGATCATGTCCGGCATGATCCAGATGTTGTCCTTCTCGTCGACGCCGACGATCATCAGACAGGTTTTATCGGCGGACTTGGCCACCGAGACAGCGTGGTCCGATGCCCCATAGAATCTAAGGGTATGAAACGCCGGCACGTCATCCATTTTATTGTAAGTGACCAGGTCATCTGACTTGAAGAAAGCCCCATCTTTAGGCCCTGGACGGCCCTGATACAGTGCAGCAAATCCACGCGGATCGGTGGCACGGATCTCCTCCAGATATTGCTTGGTGAACCGCTCAGGCCACAGTGCCTCGCCCGGTTTGCGGCCGAGCACATCGTTGTCTTCGGCCAGTGCCGGCAGATCTATCTTGCGCCAGGCTTTGGCTTCTTCGACGTTGTAGTAGGGATTAAGCGGGTCGATAAGCCGACCAACGAGGTCGTCC